CTATAGGTTAACACCTGTGTCACCTGAACTGCCTTTCTCAACTGGGCTTGATATTTATTGGCCTTTTTTGTGTCTGGTGCATGGCGAATGAAGCACTGCTTTAGTTGTTACTGTCGCAGCCTTGAGGCACGACAAGCCAACACAGGCACAACCTTTCTAAAGACCAGTAGTACGAATATGTGGTGGTGTTAAAGCAAGGCTGGCGAAAGCAGGTCGTATTGTCTGGGATCATGATTGACCACGTGGTTGACCCTTAAATGGGAAAGACATGACGCAAATGTTGCAGGTTGGACATGCTTTATTTAGCACCCCTTCATATTCGTATTACATCCCCCCCATACGTTTACCCATTTAATTTACGAAAGAGCTTGACGGCTCTTTTTATTACGATACAATGTACACATTGGATACATAAAGAGGGTAACAAGTGAAGACATTTACAGTGACAGAATTAAGACGGGAAAGCCCTAAGGTTTTCAATGAAGTGCAAAGCAATGGCTCTGCCGCTATAGCTAACAGGGATAGACCTTTAATGGTGTTAATAACTCAGCAAGAGCTAGATAAAAGAGTAAGGCAAGGGAAATAAAAAAACCGCCGAGCTGGGGAGCGAGGGCGGCTTAATCATTCACATTGTAGAGAATAGTATAACATGCACTATTACCAATTCAACATAGGCGATTATCACACCCATACTAGCCACCTTGAGCTTATAGAGGACTTGGCTTACCGGCGTATGATTGACTGGTGTTACTTACACGAATCGCCACTGCCAGAATCAACTGAAGAGATAGCCAAAAGAATCAGAATGAAAGGTGAGTGCAAGTGCATAGCAAATGTATTGCACGAGTTCTTCACACTGCAAGATGACGGTTATCACAGTGATAGAGTTGATTCAGAAATAAAATCTTACCATGATGTATCTAAGAAACGTAAGAAGGCCGCAAACAAGCGTTGGGCCAATAAACATAAGGGCTTGAGTAGTGATGCAAATGCATTACAAGTGCAATCCACAAGCAATGCTAAACAAGAACCAGGAACCAAGAACCAGGAACCATTAAACAAGAGTAATAAAACATTAGGTCAAAACGAGTTTGACCACGCCTTTGAGTCATTCTGGGGGTCAGGCATTCGTAAGCTCAACAAGAAAAAAGCCAAGAGCGTATTTACTAACATTCTCAAAAAGCAGGCCGACAAGACAGGTTTTGTTCAGATGCTAATCGATGACGTACAAGCTAGGCTTAATCTTAATCAACTGGGTTTTACGGAAATGCACCCAACGACGTATTTAAACGGAGAGCGCTGGACTGACGAAAAGGTGAAAACGAATGAAACCAATCAACGATCTAATCAACCAAGACAATCCCTTGCAGAGCGCACAGCAGAGCAAGCCAGATTCATCCACGATCAGTGTGAGGCAGAAGAGGCTAGTCAGCGCGCTATGGGTTCGGATGAATCAATTGTTTCGCAACAAGTGGGCCTCATCGGAAGGGGAGATGCTGGTTAACGGCAAATACTCAGGCTCATTCAACTTGTGGGCTAGGAAGACTGACCACTTGACAGACGAGGAGTGGGGTATCGCATTCAAAGAGCTAGAGCGCAAAGTGGTAGCCGATGCTGGAAACGGCAGGGAATCATGGCCACCCAGTTACGCAGAGTTCGTAGCAATGGCCAAGAAGACAAACAGCCCTACCGGATTAAACTCGGGGGCATACTTGGAATACGGAACGAAAGACCACCCAAGTTACGAAAGGCCAGCAATCGAAGATATGGGCAAGAAAGCGAGAGCTGATAAAGTTAGGAACGAAACACTAACCAACCTAAAGGATTTGCTACAATGATACACAAGGCCATTAAACAGCTCTGGAGAGCTAAAACAAGGGTGGAGGCAGGTATCGCCCTAGATGAAGTGCAACGTTGCTTAGGTGGCGATTGCGGCCCTCTCAGCCCTATCGAGTTTTCTAGTTTAGAGGCGTTAATGAGGGTAAAAGGGCGAACATTACACACTAACAACGACTGGCGCGAAGGATTATAAGATGGAAAAAATAAGTGAGCGAATGCTAGAGCATTATGAGTGGCTGGTTAAGAAAGAAGAGAGCGAATGGAGATTTATATTCATTGGCACTGGTGTTTTTCTTATGGCTTTTGTGCTGGTGCTTTTATCTATTTAACACACACCAAAGAGGGTAAGAAGATGACAAAGCTAGACAGAATCATACAAGAAGGTTTTAACAGGATTGACGAGGCGGTGCTGAGAGTGATTGACAAATACGATCACATGCTTTGGTGTAACGGATTGAATGATGACGCCCCCATCCTACAGCGCCTATTAGACCGTGATGGTCGTGTGCTCCTAGGCGAAGATGTACACGCTGTTTACTCGGCTATAGAGATGCGCGATGGGGACAGGATTGAAGGGTCAGGGTCTACCAAAACGGCAATTTTTAATAGAATAACCACACACTAAAGAGGGTAAGAGAATGGAAGATATTTGTTTGAATTGTGGGCGAGAGCATGGGAGAAAATTGTGGGGTGCTGACTGTGATTGCGATTCACCTAATGTGGTGCATCAAGAAAAATGTAATTCATGCGAAAATATAACAGGCCAGTTAATCGATGATGATTATTGCGGGCCAGAAAAAAACTACTGCCATGAGTGTATAAACAAGGCCAGAAAGACAGTTAACACACGCTAAAGAGGGTAAGACATGACGATTGAGGAGTTAAAGGTTATCAGTAATCTGACGCTAAAACTAACAGAGCTAAAACTAACAGAGCTGCGGCAGAAAGAGTGCTTGTATCTTTGTATTGAAAACTTCGCACCTGAGCTATTTGCTAAGCTTTTAGATGAGATGAGGAAAAGCACAGGGGGCTAGACATGAACAACCCGCAGGAAGACATAGGCTACAAACCTATTGACCGTAGTAAAGAGCGGGTATCAATTGTCGATTACGGAAAGACAGCCTTGGCTGAAAAGGGCAAAGAAGAGGTTAAGAGGTTGCTTAGAGAGCTTAAGGCTGAGAGCGATAAACTAGGGAGGTTAAAGTAATGATAGAGATGGTTTATTTTAATAAAGATATCAGCAGTCAAGAGGCGGATAAGCTTGTAAAGCGGGGCTTAGAACTAAGACACGGCCTGTACGATAAGCTTCTAGCTAACGCTGAGACGATAAAAGATGCCAAGCAGAGAGGTGACTATATTTCGGCTTGCCTTCCTTTTATCGCGATGATTTAAGCGCCTAATCCGCTATTAAACTAGATAAACTACGAGGGTAAAACAATGAAAAAACTATTACTAATCACACTACTAGCAGTATCAACCACAGCGCAGTCTGCGGCACTATGCCAAAGCCTAAGAGATCCAGGGTATAAGGCATGGTTTGAGGGTTGGAGATGCCCAGCAGGTTATTATTTAATCACTACTAGATAACAAAAAGATATGCAGCCGCAGGTCTGCATCATTGAAGAGTTAAAACCGAGGGTAAAGAGATGGTGGCATCATGAGCTATAAAAACGATCAAGCTAAAGTCCATAAAAATATCAGAAAGCTACTACAGCACAAGAAACAGGGATTACGCTGCTACGCCATTAGGGATTTATACGAAAAGACCTATGGTAAATTCTACTCAGAAAGCGGCTTTAGTGCGCGATTGAGGGAAATGGCAGACGTTGTGTGTAATCTAAGCGATTATACATACAGCATTAACACGTAATTAGACCACAACAACGAGATAGGAGGTTAATGTGAATTGTGAAAATAAAAAGACATTTAGCCCGCTTGAAGCCCATGTAGTGGCGGTGCAATTAGCGCAATCCGATCAAGGGTACAAAATAAAGCGCGGTCTTAAATACTGTGAAACCTGCAAGGGTTATCATATTGAAGTTATTAAAAACTAACTTTTCAACTAGACCATAAAAACAATTAAGGAATTAAAATGCTAAAAGTACACAGGTGCAAATTATGGAATGGCAGTATATTTTCTGTGGAGGCCGCAAGTGTTCAAATATAGGGATCACAGGGGTGGCCTGATTGAGTCAATGGAGACCACGCAAGAGTTTAATAATAAAGATTCTCTATTGGAATATCTGCAATCAGTATTGGATGACTGCTTTAGCGGCCACCTTGATTCAAGCAATGTAAAAATAGAGCCTTATTGTTTTGATGAGAGAGTGGGCTGGGATTGTCATATAGTGCATCTTGAGGGGTGGGGAGTGTTTGGGTTTACAAATGGCCCTGTGGATTGAGTCACGACTAGTATAAATCCTCGCAGCTGGTATTATAAACAGTATGAGGGACGAACTAACAATAACACAGGCCGACGTATACGGATGGCTCATTCATTTCCATGCAGTTAATGAATACATGCCATCTAGGGTAGAGATAGCCAACGAGTTTGGATGGGCCAGTGCAAATGCTGCTCACGAAGTCCTTTCTGCTTTGGCTAAAAAGGGCTATATTACGTTAGTGCCCAGTGTTGCTAGAGGGATAAGGATCAATGATTAACTTAATAAAGTGGTGGAAGGGCGTTACTAAGCCTAAACCTTTAAATTGGGTTGTTGGCAGCTTACCTGCAAATGATGTTTTTGTGGCCATTGATCGAGGCAATAAGTATCATGAGCTAGGCTTGTATGACGATGGCCAGTGGTCACTTGTCGAAGATGCTATGTGGGGCTTTAATTATGAAAATATTGATTCACCACTCCGCTGGAGCTATGAATAATGGGTAATTTTGTTTACGGCCCACACACATTAAACCCGATGAATGACGCTTTAAGCTATACGGGTACAGCCTCACAAGGCGGCACAATAACCATAATCACCGATGGCACCTACGACTTTGGTGCAACAGGCCCGACCCTATCCTATAGGATGCCTATAAGCTCTATGGTTGATGGTAGCCCTATCCCATTAACAAACTCAGGCGCAGCAACGGTAACTAATAACGCCTTTGGCCCACCTATCGTTGAGGATGTGGTTGCTATGCCACGCGGTAAGGCGATTCAGATTGGTGCCGAAGACTCTGTTGACAATTCAACGGATTACCGCCAGCTGAAAATGGTTGACCCTGCAGTGGAGTTAGAGTTTTTCGAGCATTACTACTGGTACTTCCCCACAGCAAACCAAGTAGCAGCAGCCCCAGAGCTAGACGGTGCAGCCACATGGCAGCAAAAATGCTTCTGGGAGTTCGTTGATACGGACGGAACATCAAGCGGCACTAAGAGTGATGGCTTCCACGGAACGCCCTTGTGGAATGCTGGCGGGCTGTACTGGACATCCGGCAACGCATTCTCTACTAACATGACCTCGCAAACCATAACGGGTAACGGATCAGGTATTACCAATCCCGGTAATAATGCGACAGTACGCGACACGCCTTGTTCACGGCAGATGTGGATTAAGTGCGATCCTATACTGAGCGGTACAGTCTCCAGCGGCTTCTGTGAAACCATTGAATCAGGTACAGGTGATCAAACCACAACCGACCTATCAGGTAATAACTTAGGGGGTACGGCCACAACAGGGTACGATAGAGCTAACCTCCCCGGCTTTAGTCGCGGCCATAACATACCTCTAGGCGCTCATACGCTAATAGGCGATGTGTACAGAACATACGGAGCCGGTGCAGCAGCCAGGGTTGAAATACATGATGCAGAATTAGATGCAAATGTGACTAAAAAGGCTATATGTAATATTGTCACATGGGTAGATGATGAGCTTGTATTAACGGTTGATGAGGGTATCTTTTACCAGGAGGTGTCATTAAGCGGTAAGTTTTTCGCCATTTATGATTCAACGAGCACCTTAATAGCGAAGATTGTGATATGACAACGATATATATTAACTTAGGCTCTACAGGCTCAAACGTAGTACCGCCATGGGATGATAATAACTTCGGAACCACTGCCTCAACAACTGTCGGTGTTATTAGTAGCGATCTTTTAGATGACACGTCCAGTTCAACAGGTATTGGGTTCGAGAACATAACAGCGTTTAATGGTGCTTCAGGGTCGATAGGTGCCGCTACTGTAGATTCTGGAGGTTGGCCACACCAGACTTTTGACTTCTTTTGGTATTTCAATGGAACGGGCGGCACACAGCGACTAACAGGCCTAACCAACGGTGATACTTACGTTATAGAGGCTGCCGGCCATCAATCAAACGCAGCCAGAGATACAAACTTCACGATTGGCGGAACAACTACTTTATACGACTCTTCAGGCACCACTACACCTAACCCCCCTATTAGTTTCAGCGGCACAATATCAGGCACAACCCTAGACATTGACCCGGCCCTCGTTAGTACATTTGGTTATGTTAATGGCTTTAAGATCATTATCACAGCCGCAGCATCTGGCCCAACAGTAACAGGCCCAACTACGATTACCGATGGTGTAGCGGTACAATTCACAGGTACAGACCTAGATACAGCGACTACAGCAGGCTTTCAGTCTGGAACTGATATCGTAACTAACACCATAGATGCCCAAACAGCGACTACACTCGATATCACACCAGACTTAGGAACACCTACTTCAAGTACACCAGTAGCGAGTATGCCCGTAACTCCAGACGTTACAGCAGCAGGTATCACGCCTTACGTATTAGAATCATGGGCAGACGATGGCAGTAACAAAGGTACATTCACACTTACTACATTAAGCGCTGGAGCTAATACAACTACGTGTCAGGGCATGATAGCTACCTCAAACACCACTGAGGGTGAGTCATTGCTCGCTGCTAGCATTCTACCGACCATGGAAGATGATTATCAGTGGACAGGCCCATCAACTCAGAGCGGCGTTACAATCACGTACAACGCAGATGGTACGGTATCAACATCACCCGCTAATCAAATCACAGTAGACATTATAGGGTTCTCACCAGCAACCGGACAAAGATCACTAGCTAGAGTAACCATAACAGGCACCGTCATTGGCGCAGGGCTATCAATTAAGTCAGTCATTAAGAAATCAGTACGTAGAAGTATATTGGGATAGCAGGGACTGGGCAAAAGGTCTATATTAGGCTAATTTAAAGCAGACCCTAATTTCCCAGGCACAGCTCCAAGCTTTCAATTTACAGCAATCAAAATATAGGTACACATCATGGCTACAGGCATATTAACAGCAGATGGCACAACCAAGTCGATCCTAATAAGCAAGGGTGAAACTCATGTAAGCCTAAACGGTACATTTGGCGGCGGCGTTGTCGCGATAGAGAAAGTGGTCAATGGCCAAACAGCGCCCGCTTACGACTCTACAACAGCTATCACAGTATCAGCACCAGAAGACATGATTCTATCCATAGGAGAGGGCATTAAGCTAAAGCTAACCCTATCCGGCGCTACATCGCCTAATATTATATGGTCAATCAGCGCAGTTAGATAATGGCCCTAACACTGATAGCGTTCACGATTATTTGTATAGCTATCGGTGAGATACAGGTACTAACAACGAGAAAGGTCGATAGCGCAGCATTAATGCGCCATTTTCACAGATCGCCAAGCTGGAAAAGATTAAGCTATCTAGTAAAGGTCACACAAAAACAGATTGACGGCTATCTACACTGTGAATGCTGCAAGACAAAAGAGGGTGACATGGACGAAGACGGCAAAGCAATCAGCTTTCACACCGACCACATACTACCCAAATCCCTATACCCTGAATACGCACTAGAGATAAGCAACACACAAATTCTCTGTGCAGACTGCAATCAAGCAAAAAGTAATATTGATTTCACCGATTGGCGCTAATTAGGTTATAATACTGTATAAGTTAACAGCAACAACCGGAAGGACTGCTATGGAATATGCAATAATGGGTTTCTTTGTCACAGGGTGCGTAGGCTGCTATTACCTAGGGGCGATGAATGAAAGAGCTAGGGGTAAGGGCAATGGCTAAACTAACCGATAAGCAGCAAGCTTTCTGCGAAGAATACCTAGTAGACCTCAATGCCACTCAAGCTGCTATACGTGCCGGATACAGTGAAGACACCGCAAGGCAAATAGCTTCTCAGAACTTGTCAAAAGTTAACGTAGCCGAAACTATAGCTAATCTTCAAGCTGAGCGTAGCGCTAAGACCGAGCTAAACGCCCAGTGGGTGCTTGATAGACTTCAGCGAGTACATGACAGGTGCATGCAAGAAGAGGCTGTAACGGACGGTGACGGCCCCACAGGGGAATATCGTTTTGAGCATTCAGGCGCTAATAAGTCATTAGAGCTAATTGGTAAGCACTTGGCTATGTTCACCGACAAAACAGAACACCGGGGCGCAATAGGTGCTATCGATATGTCTAATTGGTCTGATGAGCAGATAGATGCCTACATCGCTAGCAATTCGAAGTAGAGACGATAAGCTCGCACTGGCTAACGCTATAGCTATCCGCAATCAACGCCGGAATAGGCTAAAGACTGTCTTTGGCATTTACGCCCCTTCAGATAACGGCCCCAAGCTTGTTAAGTCATTGCAAGAAGTCGGCGGTGAGTTTATCGAGGTTGATAAGCCGCCCACTGTCACTATCCCCCAAAAGCTAGAGAGATTCGTCACTACTAAGAAGCGGTTTAAAATAGGCTTTGGCGGGCGATCAGGTGCCAAGTCGAATACCTTTGGCGATATCTTTGCTGCCCAGGCCAAGGACTACGGCACTAAAACTATATGTCTGCGAGAACTGCAAAACTCTATCGAAGACTCGGTACATGCTCTATTGGCCGCTGAGATTAAACGCCTAGCCTTTGATGGGTTTGATATTACTAATAACGCTATACGCCTTAATGGCGAAGATGTGTTTAAGTTCAAGGGCTTGGCCAGAAACCCGGACGCTGTTAAATCAATGTTTGGCTTCAGACGAGCCTGGGCAGAAGAAGCGCAAACGCTAAGCCGCGAATCAATAGCCATGCTAACGCCAACGATCAGGGAAAAGGACAGTGAGATATGGTTTAGCCTTAACCCTGGCAGCAGTGAAGACCCTATAAGCAAGCGGTTCCTTGAGCCATTCTACGACTCGCTATTACGTGATGGTTATTATGAAGATGATTTGCATCTCATAGTCTGGATTAATTACACAGATAACCCTTGGCACTCTCAAGAGCTAGAGCAGGAAAGGCTATTTGATAAGTCGGTACTGTCTCGCAGCGAGTACGATCATAAGTGGCTTGGCCATTACAACGACTCTATAGATAACGCGCTTATACCCTCAGAGGTATTTGATTCGTGCATTGATGCCCATAAGAAGCTTGGCTTCGGCCCTATTGGCGCTAAGTACGCAGCACACGACCCCAGCGACACCGGCCCAGACAGTAAAGGCTATGCCATGCGCCACGGCTCGGTACTGTTGGCAGTAGAGGAAAATATAAGCGGTAATATCAACGAGGGCGGCGATTGGGCTACCGGCTTAGCTATTAATCACGGCGTAGACCACTATACTTGGGATTGTGACGGCATGGGTGTCGGCTTGGGCAGGCAGACAGAGGCAGCTTTCCAAGGTAAGCCTATTCAGGTCACGATGTTTAAAGGCTCAGAGAGGCCCGACAATCCAAAGGCAGTTTATAAAGATGCGGCAAAGCATGAGATACTAGGCGAGAAGCTGGTAGCTAATGTGTTTAAGAATAAGCGGGCGCAATACTACCAAGAGCTAAGAGATCGCTGTTATAGGACGCACATGGCGATAACAAAAGATGAGTATCACGACCCTGATGAATTGATTAGTTTTGACTCAGCTATGGACTTATTGCCTAAACTTCGATCAGAATTGTGTAGAATGCCTGTTAAGCCTAACGCCAACGGCCTTATTGAGCTATACACTAAAGATGTAATGAAGGCCAAGTTTAAGGTTCCATCACCTAATTTGGCCGATAGTGTAATGATGCTTATGCGCGTAGAAAGGCAAGAGCAAGACATAGAAATCAACTTTGACTCAATATTTTAGGAACAGTCATGGCTTACGGTAAGAAGAAAAAAAGCAATAAGGACGATACCCGCTATCTGGCATGGATGGAAGAGCTAAAGAAGCTTCAGGAGTCAGACCTTGACCAGCGAGAGCAGGCAAGAGAGGCAGACCGTTTCCTATTGGATAAGGACGGCCAGTGGGAGGACGCTATTCGCAGGCAGCTAGATAGCCAGCAGCGCCCCCGGTATACCTTCGACAAGATAACGCCGGTTATCGAATCAATGATGGCAGATATTGAGGATATGGACTTTGGTGCCAATGTTAAACCAGAGGGCGGCGAGGCTAACAAAGATACAGCCAAAACCCTAGATGGCATGATACGCACCATACAGAACATGAGTGGTACCGAGGCTATCTACCGCAAGTCATGTCGTAGAATCATGCGCCGGGGCTTTGATGCCTGGATTGTTAAGGCTGATTATAAAGATCCATGGAGTTTTGTGCAGGATTTATTTGTTAAGCAAATCCCTAACGCTATTAGCCGAGTATGGGTAAGTAATACCTGCAGCAATGAAGACAGCTCTGATAGTGATGTAGCCTACGTACTCACATCACTAAGCCCAGAAGACTATAAAAAGCAATTCCCTGAAGGTTCGGGTATCAGTGTTGACGATGCCGATATCGATGAGCACTGGGATGAATACCGGCCAGAGGTTATTACCATTGGCGAGCGCTACTACCCCAAAGAGGAAGATGTTGAGGTTGCACAGCTCAGTAATGGCGATGTGGTTAGGCTCGATGAGAAGTGGGATAAGATCAAAGATGAGAAAGCAGCCCAGGGTATTAAGGTTGTTAAAGAGAAAACAGTAAAAGACTTTGTTTGGTGCCATATCACATTTGACGGCGGCGGCATACTAACCGAGGAGCGGGTAACAGTCTTTAAGTCTTGCCCGGTCGTGACAATTTACGGCAACCATGAGCTATTGGGCCAAAACTCTAAAATCACTTATTCGGGTATTGTGTTGAAAGATATGGATGCTCAGCGTGTCCATAACTACGCCAAGTCAAGAGAGATTGAAGAGGGAGCGTTAGCGCCTAGAGCTAAGTGGTGGATGACTAAGAAGCAGGCCAAGGGCAATGAGAAACAAATAGCCCGCATGAATATAAGCGCCGACCCTATTCAATTCTACACGCCAGATGCAGAAGCACAGCAGCCTTATTATGGCGGTGGCCCGCAGATTAACCCACACCTAACCAGCCTATCTAACCAGATGGGCATAGATATCAAAGAGCAGGCCGGTGTATTCGGTGCTATGCAAGGGCAGTTTGCTGGAAGGCAGTCAGAAGACTCTGTGAGAATACAGATTGATAGGGGGACCGCCGCTACTCGTAAGTGGGTTAACTCCCTTACAAACGGCATACAGCGCGTATGCGATCTATTAGTGCAAGCTATCCCCGATGTTTACGACACCAAGCGACAAATGAACATTATTGGCATTGATGGCGCAGAGGAGCTGGTTACACTCAATGAAGAAATCTACGACCAGCAAAGCAAGAAGATGGTCAAGGTTAATAACCTTAACGCCGGTAAGTACAAGGTAACGTGTAATGCAGGCCCAGCATTTAGTAATCGCCTGGAGGCAGGTCTATCCGCTATGCTTGAATATGCCGCTATTGACCCCTCTGTAGTTCAATCAGGTGGCGACTTGATGCTTAAATCTATCGATGCGCCGCTAGTTGATCAAATGGCAGAGCGTAAACGCGCCCAGTTGTTACAAGCTGGCCAGATACCGCCTGACCAAATGACTGATGACGAAAAAGAAATGATGACCCAGCAAGCCAATCAGCCTAAGCAGCCAGACGCCGGAATGCTATTAGCTCAAGCTGAGAACAAAAAGGCTGATGCTGACATACAAAAAGCTAAGAACGATCAGGATAGATTAACGCTAGAAATGCTGAAACTTCAACAAGGTGGCCAGAAGCTAAGTATCGAAGAGGCCAAGGCTATAGCTGATATTCGCAATAAGAACGCCAATACAGCTAAGACCATGGCAGATACTGAAAAGGTAAGCGGAGAGGTTATAGGCAATACCATCGATAATATCGGTAAGCTATCGCCTAACCTCCAGTAGTTACTTGGCTAGGGAGAAGTTACCGCCGCCCTTACAAGTGAACACGAAGCGGGTTTTAGACTCGGAGTACCAGTTAAACCCTTCACCACGGCAAAAGGTATCAGCAATAGCTGCCTTTCGTTCGTGGGCTTCGAGTATGGCGCTACCCAATTCACCCTTTTTGCTTATCTGCTCCATGTTCTCCTGATGTACCGGCGTTTGGCTGCAAGCCGTCAGTGTCATTAGTGCTGCTATCATTAGTGCTTTCATTGTTTTTACCCTCTTTGTTAAAAATACGATCAAAATTGTTATTGAATGCCTATTTAGATACCGCTAGTGGTCTAGGCTTATCTCCTTTCCCGCTCATTTATTCTTCACTCCTGAATGCCTATCCCTAGACTCAAGGTAAAACACCTTATCATCATAGTTATTATGGTTAATCTTAACGATGCCGTTCTTATCAGCTTCGCGGAAAACCTTTTTAGGCGACTTGTTAAACTCTTCTGCGGTGAATATCTTCACTCTCCTAGCTCCTATAGCTACTATAGATCAACTCCTTTTATAAGCTAACACCATTCACAAGTCAATAGTATTATTAGACACACAAGGTACGCGACCTTATCGCGGCTAAAATTTCATCTTAGGATGCTTAAATGAATGACGAAAAGTTAGATGCTAATACCGAGGAAGTTATAACCCCATCATTAACACCGGCAAAAGAAGTAGAGCCAGTTATTGACGGAGAGAAAGCCGAAGCGGTTGCTGAATCATCCCCAGCTAGTGAAGAAAATCACGAAAAAAAACGTGATGGTGTTCAAGAGAGAATAAACAAGCTAACTGCTAAGCGTTATGAAGAGCAGCGTCGAGCTGATGCACTGGAGGCCAAGCTAAAAGAGATTGAGCAGAAACAAGTTCAGCCTCAAGCAGCACCTACAACGATAACAGCTCCCAAAATGCCCGATAATGCTTATGATGAGCAAGCTATGGCCAAGTATCATACTGATATGACGGCGTATAGCACTCAGATGGCGCAGGATGCAGCTAAGCAGACTTTTGAGCAGCAACAGCAAGCGGCTGCACAGCAGCAGCAACAGGCTACACAGCAGCAAGCAGTATCAAACTACGCGAACAATGCAGCTCGCGATGGTGTCGATATGGATAAGCTCAGGGCGGCAGAACAAATGCTTAATCAAGGCGGTATTTCTAATAGTTTAGGGGCGTACATTATGAACGACCCGAACGGTGGAAAGATCGTTGAGTATTTGGGCGATAACCCTAGTGTGGCTTATGAGTTGCTTTCGCTTGACCCAGTAACGGCGGGGATTAAAGTAGCGAGTGAGATTAAAGCTCAAGCGCTATCGACGACCCCAAAAGTATCTAACGCGCCAGAGCCAACACCAACCATAACGGGTGGTGGAGTTATCGAAAAAGATGAATTCGATAAGTTGTACCCTGGCACTGAATTTATTTAAGGAGCCTAACCATGGCTAATGATTATCAGAGTAATACCAATAAGAAGCTCTTAAAGTCTTTTGCTAAAGCGTTTGAGAGTTCAACTGTACTAACCAACACTGTTTCAAAGCAGCTTGTTAATGATTTCGATGCCTCAACGGGTGGAGATTACGGCAATGTTTCAATGAAGCGCCCGCCCCAATATGTTCCACAGCGTACCTCTGATGGTGACGTGACCGGCTCAACCAACCCAGTGCGAACTGGCAAGGTTCAAGCTAGTGTTTCTGACTACATCACGGTTTATGTTGAGAACACACAAGTTGAGGAAGCCTTAGAAGCTGACCAGCTAGACCAGTTGCTTGCTCCTGTAGCAGAAGACATGGTTGTAGAGCTAGAAAGCGAGCTTGGCGGTTACATGGCTGAGAATGCCGCGCATACCACAGGTGATCCAGATACATCGATTGCCGCATGGGCTGATGTTGCTAATGCCGGTGCCTTGCTGAAAGACATTGGCGCACCAGCAGGTAAGCGTTACGGCGTTATCGACTGCTTCGACGAGGTAACTTTGGCCGACCTTCAAACGCAATTGGGTGTTAACCCTAATGTGAATGAAGCATGGGCAAACGCAGTAGTTAAAGAGGGGTTCGCTGGTTTGAACCAAGTTTTAACCACTAATAACCTACCTCAATATACAGCGGGTAACGATGTAACGGGTATTACTTTAGGCGCTACGCCAGCGGCTACTTATACCGCCTACAAAGATACTTACCGTATGACTATTACCTTAAGCGGCTTCACTGCCACTACAGGTACGTTAAACAAAGGTACCACCCTGGAATTCCCAGCCACTCACTTGGTTAATATGCGTAACCGCAAAACCTTGTTTAAAGCTGGCGCGGCTATCCCTCTAACCCTAACGGTATTGAACGACTATACCGCTGATGGTTCGGGTGATATTACGGCTGAAGTATCAGGTGCGGCCATCTATGAAACTGGCGTAAACGCTGCTTTCAATACGGTTGATCGCGCTCTCGCGTCCGGTGACACTGTTACCATTCGTGAAACAGCCGATGCTATCTACCGTCCAGGCCTAGCTTACTGCGAAGGCTTTGTGGGTATGGGTTCCGTTGTTCTACCTAAGCTACACGCTACTGACTCAATGGTTATGAACCATAAAGGTTCTTCCATCCGGGTTCATAAGTTTAGCGATGGTGCAGGCAACAAAAACCGTTACCGCTTCGATATATTGCCTACGTTCGCTACCTTCAACCCTTTCTGGGGTGTACGGATGAACGGTCAGTAATCGACAGTAAGTAACTAACGGGGGGCTGAGATGCCCCCTTTTTTGTAAGGGTGTATGATGAAAAAGGAAAAATTCGAGAAGCGCGAAGTCTTTTGTATGTTTAGGCGCACTGATAACGAATTAGGCTACATTCAATGTACAATCAAGGCAGAATTTAAAGCAGAGTTTATTAAGCTTGGTTTTGTTGACCACGTTGATAAACTGGAAAGAAAGAAGCCTGAGAAAGCTAAAAAGACTGAGAAGAAAGAGAAGAAAGAGCCGGACAATTTAGAACTACCAATAGAGTAATATCATGGCCATTATAACGAAAGGCGACCTAGTAAACGGAACCTACAAGCTAATGAGAATTAGCGGGCTAACCGTTAGTGCTTCACCGGAGGCGCTAGAGAGCGGACTGGAGGTGGCAGATGATTACGCGCAAGAGCTAAAGAGTGAGGGCTTGGATTTAGGCTGGCAAGAACCGGCCATCTATGGCCAGAGTGATACCGCCGACAATTCCGGGCTTTCTGTTGAGATGGCAGGCCCATTTAAAAAGTTGCTATTTATCCAGTTGTGTAGCCATTTTGGTAAAGATGTACCTATGGCAGTAGCGGCCACAGCGGCGGCTGGAATGCGAGCGCTTGAGCAGCTATTAGTTGATGTCCCTGATGCCCAAAACCCGCCCACATTGCCCTATGGTAGTGGTAACGAGTGGGATTATAGAGATCGCACGTTTTATAGTGAGCCACCTGATAACAAAGATGCTATTTACGTCTTCAAAGACAATATTCTTAACTTTGATTATGACTTTTCACATTGGTTAGTGGATGAAACCTTGGTTGATGTTGAGTGGTCAACCCAGGATAACGGTATAGCCATTGGCACCAACACCTTTACCGATAACGTGGCCACAGCTGAGCTAACCTTTGAGAAAGCGGGCGGCTACTTTGTGATGATTACAGCCACGAAGACCAATTCAACCGACCTACTAACCGTTAAGCAAAACTTTGTTATCGACAACCCACTTTCAGCAGGATTGAACTTCAATGCCTGATATGTCAGTAACGCTTATTAAGGGCGACTCTACCGATAGCAATACAGACTATAGGGATGCCTTGCCGGTCAATATAACAGGTGTTGTGCGGCCTATACTTGGCGCTCAAGGCTATATGCTGAGTCATTCGGGCCTATCGCTACATGGTACTGGCATAGGTACTGACCGGGGAGGTTATTGGAATGAAAGACAAGCTACGCATTTCCGTGTTTCTGGTGAAAAGCTTATTTCTGTTGATAGTGATGGTGCCGTTAATACTATCGGTGATATTAGTGGTACTCAGCGAGCTAGTATGGCGTACTCTTTCAATACCCAAGCGATTGTTGCTGACGGTAAGATGTGGCTATATGACGCTACTACGCTTACGCAAATAACTGATCCTGATTTGGGTGTTCCTATTGATATATGTTGGATCGATGGATATTACTTTCTAACGGACGGCGAGTATCTTTATCATACCGACATTACCGACGAATATTCCATTGACCCCTTGCAGTTTGCTACGGCTGAGATAAGCCCAGACCCCACTTTAGGCGTGGCCAGGACTTCTGATAACCAAGTTATTGTATTTGATCGCTATTCTACGGAATGGTTTGTTAACCGGGCTACTGATAACTTTGCCTTTCAACGCATTTCTGGCAAGTCGGTTAAATCTGGCATTGTGGGCACTCATTGCAAAACAGAGCTAGATAGCCGGTTTTATGTGATGGGCGGCGCTAAGTCTGAATCTGTCAGTATTCATGTGGTGAGCGGCGGCACGTATCAGGCTATAGCCAGCCGTGAGATCGACAAGCTTATATCAGCTTATGATGAGACAGAGCTTGCTAGCGTGATAATGGAAACCAGAGTAGAGGACAGGGACAAGTTTATAATTATTCACTTGCCTAACGAGACGTTGCTTTTTAATGCCACGCTTGCCGAAACCATAGGTAAGGACTTGGCTTGGTCTATCGTTAAGTCAGACATTCCAGGGGACATACCTTGGCGCGGTGTTAATGGGGTGTTTGATCCCAGAGTATCAGGCTGGATTTACGGCGATAAGCAAAATACTAACATTGGCTTATTGGACGGCACTATATCAACGCAGTACGGCGAGGCCATAGAGCAGATTTTATATACCCCTCTTATTGATTTAGAGGGCGCGAGTATCGATGCCTTTGAGATTGACACTATCCCCGGCCACCAAGTTAGCATGGATAATACCACTGTAGCGTTCTCGCTTACCTATGACGGCTTAACATATAGCCAGGAACACTGGACACTGTACGGCGAACAATACGGATACAATCAGCGCTTTATTGCAAGGCAGCTTGGTTACGTGCGTGACCATGTTGGTTTTAAGCTTCGCTGTACTTCGCCGGAGCGCTTATCGTTTGGGCTAATGAAGGTTAGTTATGGCTGATATAGTCAATGAATTTGAGATTGTACTTGTCTCATACCAAGACGTTAAGGCCGAGCACCCAGAATGGTCTGATGTTGCGGTTGAGGATTATCAAGCTAGGGGTCGCGATGTAATACGCGCTGCCGATGCCGTTAATGCGATCAATGAAGAAATAGTAATAATAAAGGCAAGGCTTGATGCTTTAGAGGATAGAGTTACTTACCTTGAAGGCTCAACAGTAGTGACCGCTGTAGATGTAACCAGTATCGGCAATCAGGTTATAATATGCACTGATGCTTTAACGGTGACATTGGCGGCAACCCCTTTAGATAAGGACGTTGTAGAGGTTAAGGTTACTAACGGCAAAGTTATCATTGACGGTAACGGCAACACAATAGACGGAAGCGATACAGTGACGGTAAGACGGAACAATACAGGGTTAAGCATGGAATACTCAGAGTCAGCTGATGCGTGGTATATCCTATGAGTTATGTACCGGCTCAAGACGATCAAAAAACGGCCTATGGTGATTTGGCCACTAATCAAAGTACGCCGGTCATTCAGGTATCGGCCCAATACGGCATACTCAAAGACGTTAACGTGCTTGCTGGCCCCTCTGGCTCCGCTACAGCCATCGACTCTAAATTTCACTGCGAGTCAGGAACGAATGCAGCAGGCTTTGGCGCTATAACGACTGACGACGCGCTTATCTTTAGGCCGGGGCAGGGCGAAAAGGATTTATTCAGCGCTCGGTTCTCAGCAGGGCAAGTAGGTAGCGAGCAATTCGCCGGACTTATCAATACCAATGAAGGTGGCGGCTTTGGTTATAACGGCACTGAGTTTGGCGTATTAGTCAGAAATGGCGGGGCTATAGAAATACAAGAGCTTACTGTTACAACGCCGGCCGGTGGTGCTGAGAATGCCACAGTAACTATAGATGGCACAGGCTATACAGTCCCTTTAACGTCTGGAACGGTACAGCACAACGCTACAGAGATAGCAGATTCTTTAACCTCTCAAGTAACTGGCTGGTTCTTTGAAGCTGTAGACGACCAAGTTATTACCACGGCGTTTATCGCTCAAGTTGTCGCGGGTGCCTTTGCATTCACAAGCGGAACGGCTGTAGCGGCATGGGTACAGGATGCAGCGGGTGTTCTACCTACTGATACGTGGACTGCTCAAGCCGATTGGAATATTGACCCCTTGCCATCACTTGACCCAGATAAGATCAATAACTATAAAATCCAGATAGGGCCTAATGTTGGCTTTTTTAGCATTTTAGACTCAGAAACAAACGCCTATACCCTCGTTCACGTCATTAATGTGAACAATTTCACTACAGACTTGGTTATTCAGAACCCCACCTTTGGTCATAGTTGGTACGCTCTAAACCGAGGCGGCACCACTTCAGTAACGACAGAGGGATCTTATGCGGGATTGTATAGAGAGGGGCCGGACACGATAGTTAATGCCGATTCATCCCAGAGGCACACTATAACTGGTGTTGGCTCTACGCCTATTCCGCTAATGAGTCTTAGGGGCCGCAGCGCTATATCTAGCGTGGTTAATCTTGCAAAGGCAATTATAAAGGCCATGCAAATCACCAGTGATTCAAGTAGAACCATGTTTGTTACTATTTCCACTAATGTAACGCTTACCGGGGCTGTCTTTGATTACATAAGCGAACTTGATTCGATACTTGAAATTGACACCTCGGCAACAGCTGTCTCAGGCATTACGAGTGATAACAGCATATCAATATCTGGGCTATCCTCTATTGCATCTGTTGACTTAAATATTCCGATTAAAGCAAGGGATACATTAACTATATCCGTAAGTGTTGTCGGTGGGCCTGCTTCTGAATTTACTGGCACTATAGGTTATGTTGAGGATTTATAACGTGGATGCCTATACAGTGTTTATGCGTTATAATTAGCTATGTTTAATGTGTGCGAAAGGCCCGATATTTTCGGGAATGATTTTAGCAAGGTGCCTATTTGTTTAAGGCATTCAGAGTGGCCGGTTTATTTCTTGCTGTCACAACGAGGCGAGGCGCTAGAGGTGCATATAGCAGCCGATGGCAGAGAGGGTAAAAAGGCCATGAGAACGGTTGGAGCTGAGTTTTTAAAATACATAGATATTGCCTACCCTTGGTGTAAGATGTTAATAGCGCCTGTAACGGTAAAATCGGTGTATAATTTCTGTATAAAGATGGGCTTTAATGATTTGGGTGTTGGTAATTTTGGCGACACGAAAGCAAACGTAATGGTGGTTAACTATGAGCGCTGTAACTGATCCAATAAAGGACTTTACACACGATATTTATGGCGGTACAGATGCTGCTGAAGCGGCAGAAGAGGGCGCGGCTACCCAGGCCCGCGCCCAGCAAGAGGCGCTTGATTACTTAAAAGAGGTTGAGGCCCAGCCTCAATTCTACCGTGAACAAGCGTTAGGCCAGTTAGCCTCGTTCTATGGGCTGCCGCAATACGAGTCAACTACAACTAATCAAGCATATGATGACTATACCTCTCAAATAGCCGATCTCGAATCTCAACTGGCTTTAGAGGGAACAGGCAAGTGGAATGATGATCGTGGTTATTTTACGAATCTAAGAGGTCAGCTTGAAACCGCCAAGAGAGAGCAGGGGTTACTTGATTACGACCCAACGGCTGCGCCAACTCAGACGGCAGACCCCGGCGGTCAATTAGCGTTTATCGAGGGCGTTAAAGAATCCCCATTTTACCAACAGAATTTACTGGCTGGTGAGCAGGCAATAGGTCGCGGTGCCTCAATGACAGGCGGCTTAAGAAGCGGTACGGCTAACGAGGCTTTGGCGCAGAATAATCAGGCAGTTCTACAGAATCTAGTTAACCAGCGCTTACAAGGCATTACCGGGCTAGGTCAGCTACCCTCTAATGCTACGCAAATTGCACAAGGTATCAGCGGTATAGGGCAGACATTAGGACAAGGCCAAATTGCAGCAGGGCAGGCTTATCAGGATGCTATGGGCCTATTCCACAAAGGCGGTCAAGACTTTCTTAACGCTTATGCGGGCAGTGGTGCCATGTCTGATATTCGCCTTAAAGAGAATGTAACCAAGATCGGTGAGGTTGACGGCCATAACTGGTATTCATGGACATGGAACCAGAAAGCGGCTGATTTCGGGCTTGATGGTGATTCTGAGGGCGTTATTGCCCAAGAGGTGCAGAAAACCAACCCAGAATATATTGCTGTTAATGATGGCTACCTCGCTGTTAATTACGATGGTCTATTTGGGGAGTCACACTAATGAACGGCAATCCTTTTTATGTTAAGCCTATGGGCGGGTACTTAGACGGCCCCAGTGCGTTTGCCGGTCTAGGTAAGATGTTTGGCCAAAGTATGAAGGCTAAGCAAGATGAGGCCAAGCTTAATGCACAGAAAGAGATTTACGGCAGCTATATGGATGCTGTTGATTCAGGAGACTTTGAGGCGCAACGAGAAATAGAGCGGGCCAACCCTGTTTTAATGGACCAATTAGGTAAAATCAGTTCGCGCCGTAAAAGTCATATAGGTGGTATTGAAGGCGATATGGCCAATGATTATCTGCTGGGCGGAATGTCTGGCGAGCAATTGGCTGATAAATGGGAGCCACAATTACAGTCTTTAGGCCAGGGCCGGATTTCTGAGCGGTTTAGAACGGCCTCCCCGGCCATGTTAAAGGGTATGGCTATTCAGAACATGGATGCCCAATCTTATCAGCGGTATAGGGATTCATTAGGCGGCGGCAAGGGCGATCTACCTGCTGAGGCGGTAGCGTTTAACAATCTAATAAAAGATATGTCACCAGAGCAACAAAAAACCGCGAAACTGGTTAAGGCTGGATTAAAAGGTCGCGCCATAAGTAACGCAGAACTATCAGCAATAGAGTCTGGTGAGATAAAGGATTACTCAGATTATAAAATAAAACAAAAACAGGCTGAAAAATTTGCCGAATTATCAGGATCGGCTAGGGCTAAAGCTATCGATTCAGGCATTGAAAGAATAGCCAAAATAGATTTAGGTCTATCAAACATTGATGCGGCAATAGAGGCTGTTAATGCTGGCGCTGGAACCGGCGTGATTGAGAAGAAATTCCCTTCATTAAGAGCGGCTTCTGTAGCGCTTGATAATATACAGGGGAGAATGGCGCTAGATGTTATAGGTGCCGTGACTTTTGGCGCGTTATCTCAAGGCGAATTAGACTTGGCCAGAGAGGTCGCATTGCCAACAGGGCTTGAAGGCCCAGAGTTGATACGGCACCTTAGCGATAGAAAAGCAGCACAGCAAAAGCTGAGAGATTATTATAACGAGCAAATACAGTTCTTAGACCAGGGCGGTACGGTTGCCGGGTTCTTGAGAGAAAAAGAACGGCAACAGGGTGGCGGTAATGCCGACGGCGCACAACAGCCGTCACGGCCAAGTGACGAAGACTTATTAAACAAGTATCTTTAGGTGAGCTATGCCAACTGAACAGCAATTAATGACAGCGTTGCGTAACGCCGATTCAGCAGGTGATAATGCGGCGGCGGCTAGATTTGCTCAAATGATTAAAGAGCAGCGCACAGCTTCACAGGACGGGCCTGCAGAGGCTGCTCCTGAGCCCGGCATGTCAACCATGGAAGCTCTAAAGGGTGGGGCTGATATATTGGGTGCCGGTGTTTATGGTGCCGGCGAGGACGTTATTTCCGGCCTTAGTGGCTTAGCGGCCCCGCTTGGAGAGCAGGCCGCTACTGTAGAGGCTGTTCAAGAGGCTATACCCGATTATCAAATGGGCGAAGATGCTCAAAAGCTGGTGGGTGTTCTATCTGAAAAATACAAAGAGCATGCGCCTGAGATAGTCAAGGACGTTATGACCGCACTGCAAACGGGTGGCCAGCAGGTATTTGAGCGTGGCATGGGTACGGCTAAAAGGCTAGAAGAGCAAGGTATGCCCGGCATGGCAGAAGCTACTAAAACGGGCGCTGCTGTGTTTGGTGCGGCCACTGAGGCATTGCCAGAGGCTGCGGCGTTAATCCCAGCTACAGCGGCTGGAAGGGCGGCTGTCAAAGGAATTGCTTCTGATATTGGCGGCGCGACTAAGAAGGCTGCGGATTTCACCAGTGATGCGGCTAAATATGTGGCCGATGACATTGCCAAATCAAGCGTTCAATTGCAAAGAATGAGCCCGGCCAAGGCTAAGATAGCTGAATTGCTAGAATCGGGTGCAGTAGATAAGCGAACAGCGGGCTTTATGCTCACTGATACGGGTAAGCTTGTTAAGAACAAGGCAGAACGCGAAGCCATGAAGCAAGGCTTTTCAGATCGCGCCGTTGCATCGATTAAGCAAGGCTCTGCTGCCGATAAAGCTAGATCACGTAAAATGGTTAATATTACTGAGCGTGTTACTCGCGACCCTGATTTCGCTATAGAGAACCGGCCCGGTGATGTTGTTGGTGAGTCGTTTTTAGATCGATTTAAGGCTGTTAAGCGTATTAACAAGACCGCAGGGCAAAAGGTCGATAAGGCATCTAGGGGCCTGGAAGGTAAGACGGTTGATGTTAACCCTACAAAAGATAATTTTATTAGCTCTATGAATGAGATAGGCGTTAAAGTCGGTGATGATCTTAACCCTGACTTTAGAGGCTCAAGCATTGAATATAACCCGGCAGATAAAAAGGTTATAACTAATGTTATTCAGCGGGTTAAAAGGCTAAGCAAGTCGGGTGATGCCAAAGAGGCGCACGATCTTAAAAAACTGATTGATAACCAAGTAACTTACGGAAAAGCCGAAAGCCTTGTAGGCGACTCTGAGCGCATTCTAAGAGGCGTTAGGGAAAGCATAGACGATACGCTAGATGGCAAGTTTAAAGCCTATGATCGGGCTAATCAGTCCTATTCGGATACTATATCGGCTATCAATGAGTTTAAAGACGTTTCCGGTGCTAAAATGAATCTAGCTGGGCCTAATTCTGATAAGGCGGTGGGTATATTGCTAAGGCGGTTAACCAGTAATGCCCAATCAAGAACGCCTCTTATGAGTGCTATGTCTGCCTTGGATGAGGTGGCCAATAAGTACGGCATTAAGTTTAAAGACAATATATTAAAACAGGTCGTTTTAGCTGATGAGCTGGAAGGCGTCTTTAAGATACCACCACCAACAGCGCTTAAGGGGCAAGTAGGCCAAGCCATTACCTCCGCAATTACAGAAAGCAAGGTGCAGCAGACCGCTAAGGGCTTAGGTAAGGTTGTTGAGAAAGTGGTGGGAGGGCCAAGCGAGGAAGCCGCTTTCACAGCAATTAAAGAAATACTTAAATAAAACACCATAAATCAAAACATATAGGTGAACCATGGCTTTAAATGTCGTTACATTAAACATACAGTATTATCCTGACCCAGACCAAGGCAGGCCACTATTTAACGCCTCGATCTACGTAGGCGTCCCCGATACTGACCCCGAATTACCCGCTAATCAAAAGCCGGTTATCGTTCGTCAAGAGGACGGCACAGATATTCCGGTAGCTCAACCTGTTATGACCGGGGCTGGCGGTGTTCCTATGTACATGGGTTCGCCGGTATCAATTCTTACTGATGGTAACTACTCGCTTAAAGTTTTAAAGGCTTCAGGTGCCCAAGCTTATTACTTCCCTGATGCAGCCTCAGTAGCGAATCTAGTACCAGCTAGCGCGATATTCAACGAGCGTTATATTGCTACTGATTCAGAGGTTGTTATAGGCGGTGGTGAGACGGTTATTACTTTACGCCATCCCAATACAGCAGGTTCTAACTCGCTCTCTATGTTCGTTAACGGCGCAAGGCAATTCGTCGTTGTTGATTATACCGAGACAGACACAACCGTAACCTTTCTTAAGGAAATGCTACCAAACGACAAGATTGATATTGTCAATGGCGAGCTAGCCCTACCCGGCGTAACTATTGATGCCTCGGTTGTTTCTTATACAGCCCCTTTTACAGGAGCTGTTCAATCTGATGCTCAAACCAAGCTCTCGGAGAGTGTGAGTGTCAAGGATTTCGGCGCAGTGGGTGATGGGGTTACTGATGACGGCGAGGCGATGCAAGCCGCGTCAGATGCTAGTAAGGTTGTATTTTATCCTGCCGGTGAATACTTAACATCGGTACCAATTAACCTTCCACAAGGGTCATGGGTGGAAGGTGAGGGTGCATACCAGAATACGCCTAGTGACAGGATAACTAAGGTTAACTTTACAGGTACTACTGGCTTTGCTTTTCAGTATGTTTCCCCTGTTAGCTCGTCAATTTTTGCTGGTGACTTTTCAGTTTACGGTATGTGGATTGCTTCACCCAACATTACTGATACGGATAAGGGGGGCTGTCTATTATTCGGGAATACGGATTTAGCTGGCTTTTCTACCTATGCTCCGATAGGACGCGTCAGTATTAAACAATGTTATCTAACTGGCGTAGCTGATGAGAGTATAGGTATTCTTATCACTAAGGTATTCGATTCTGACATCTCAGAAAACCGTATCGGTGGAGCTAATTACGGCTTAAGGTCGTATGGGTCGGATATTAACGGTGTTATTAACAACCGATTCATTGCGAACGGTACGCATGTTAGGGCAACGGTTGCTGGTTCGTTTAGCGGTAGTTTGCTGTTAGATCATAATGACATGCTTACTGCAACTTATTGCGGTGTGTGGCTAGAGGGGTCTATTAGTCCAATACTATCAAACAACTATATCGAGCAGGTATCTGCGTCCGCTATAGATTCGCCTCAAACTGGTACGATCACGGTAAGTCCGTATTCTACAACTTTAACGGGCGTAGGAACTACATTTACAACCCAGTTAGCGCAAACCCTGTTTGGTGGTAACAGGCTGAGGGTGCTAATCAAAGTTGGAGATGAGTACAGACAGGTCAATACGGTTACAAATGACACTACCATAATAATTGATAGAGCCTTTAACGCAGACACTAGCGGTAACAGCTGGTCGATTATCTATGGTACTGGTGTGATTGCAACTAGTATCACTGGTATTTCATTAAAAGATAATAGGATTGATGTAACATCTGCGAATGGGACTGTTCCCCGATGCTATTTTGGTGGTGTATCTGGGGAGGTAAGTGATGTTTCGGGCGCTAATGCCCTTAATGGCCCTATTGCTATAGCCGATCAAAACCCTAACACAGGGCTGATAATCAATGACGGTTATAAGCTAGATGGGCCGACTCCTACAGATGGGGCGGCCAGGTTTGATTTTTCATCTGATACGGCAGACGGTGCTGGAAAAAGCCAATTACTTGATGCAATTAGAGCTAACCAAAGAGTTAGGCCGGTAGTTATAAAAAATGCAATTGACTGGTTTGAGCAGGGCGGCGTTGATCCTCGGCTGATACTAGCGGGCGCTGATACAAATAATACTCGCTCTGTAACTGTGGCCAATACGTCTGGAGCGGGAGATGACTTATCAATGGTCTTACCAGAGAGTTTCTGGGGTAAAAGATTAAGAATTAAAATACGAGTTAACCCTCGTAGTGTAGCATCCTTTATACAATTTCATATAGGAGCTTCTCTAGGGGCTAAAACGACATCCCTAGGATCTACTACAGCTACACCGGCAGGCAGCTGGTACGAATATGAATTTTGTACAAAGCTACCTTCAGACACTTCATCGTCTAATAAATATTTAACAGTGTCTAAAAATACTCAGATTGTTTATTACGATTACGTTCTTATTGAAGCGATGGATGATAATGATTTTATTTTCGGAACGGGTACGCCAGAAGGTGTTTACACGGCAGATATAGGGGCTATGTTCCGCAGGACTAACGGGGGAGCCTCAACTACATTATATGTGAAAGAATCGGGAGCCGGTAATACAGGCTGGATAGCTAAGTAATGCAAACCCTAGACCTATTAAGCTTATCAACACAAGATAAGCCCACAGAACTAACAAGAGTATAAAAACATGGTTACGATAGTAAGAGGTAGTGTATTAGAGCAGGTAAGTGTTGCAGACTTTGGCGCGATTGGTGGTAATGCAGCGATAGATACGGCAGCGTTCCAAGCAGCCTTTGCATTAGTGGGTGAGGCAGGCGGCAATAAAGTTAAGAAAGTTATTATTAATCACCCTAGCTCTGGTTTACCCTATCGGTTAAATGATCGCATCTTAATTGATGACGTATCAGGTTTAACAGTAGAAGCTGATGCCGCATGGGTAGCAAGAGATCAATATATTATCGAGTGGTACGGTGACGCTATTACGCCCG